AGGAGCCACAGGACCCACGGGCGGCACAGGAACGACAGGACCCACGGGCGGCACAGGAACCACAGGACCCACGGGCGGCACAGGAACCACAGGACCCACGGGCGGCATAGGAATGACAGGACCTGGGACGATGACCTTCCCTCAGGTCCCTCCCACGAACACTTTCTACCAACCTTTTGTCTATGGCGTTACCACCGGTGGTCTGGTATCGCTTCTGGTCTCCTTGGCTGGATTAGTACCTCTGGGGACCGCATACGTTGTGCTGAATATCAGGATCCTCAGGGGGACTGCGACGGTAGGGACGGCGACATGGGACATGCGCCCGACTGGTCTCATCAGTTCGCCTTTGGAACCGGTTCTCAACATGGCTGAGAACGATCGTCTGCAAAAACTTGAGGTGATACAGCTGGATGCTAACAGAGAATTCAGATCAACGGTAGTCATGGGTGGGGCGGATGGTACCGCTACATTTTCTATGTACCTCGTGTCCTTTGGTTGAACTGGTGCTACAGATCCATGTCCGTTCTGAAGATGATCATCTTTTTCACATTCTTTTTCAATGCTCCGCTTCAAAGGTCCAATCAAAGTCCAAAGGTACTAAGGCACTGGTGGAATCGTCCAGTTGCTCAAACCTCAACCACATTCCGATCTTGAAACTTTTGTAGGACCCAAATCAACATAAACATAAACAGCGCTTGAGCCGTGGTTGGTCAGGCTGTGCCGGTACGGTGATACCATGTCAAATGGTATGATTGCTGGTGTGGTGTTTGTGTTGTGTTTGTGTTGAAGCGTTTGTTGAAAAGGATCAAAATTGCAAAAGGATTGCACAGGCCTTCGTACCCAAAGAAACAAAGAATTAAGAAGACTTCTTGGAAGACTTTTACCTGAAATAATTATTTACCGAGAGTTTTTTTTTTTAATTTTTTTTCGTACCGGAGAAGTCAAAGCAAAATGTCTACATACATAGCCCGCGAAATGTCTACATACGCAGCCTCGCTGACACAGGATGATCTAGTGTATTTGGTAACCGAGATGGCGGAGGAACTCGGAGAGGTACGAGCGCAATTGGCCGGGCAGAACTCTGATCATACACCAAAACCACCAGCGCCCACACGGGAAGCGCTGCTCAGAGCCACCATGAACAAGAAAGCCGAAAACCAGTGTCCGATCTGTTTGGATCAGGTGATGGAACCAATACAAGTTAACTGTTGTAAGGGGATCTTCTGCAAAACTTGTCTGAATGATTGTCGTGCATCGAGTCCCAACTGCCCCCTGTGTCGCCGGGACTTGGATATGGCAGCTCGGAGCAACGCATCTCGTGCTGGCACTTCTCCAACGACCAGGACGACGACTACGATGACCACCTCACCAACCGGCGCCATGAGGGTCATGACGACCACGGTTTCTCCCAGCAGATACACTCTACCCAGGACTCCGCGCCGAACAACGCTCGTGCGAAGAAGATCAGCAACCACGAGTGTGACACGCCCATTCTTCAAGTGCACCCACGCTGATCATATTACAGCGAGAACCTTTGGCAAAGGTAAGTCATTGTCTCTGCATCTTCTGAGCCACGTCGGAATGGATCTCACACTCGAAAGTCTTGGAAACTACCAGTACGCCGCCCAGTGCCCACTGTGCGAGATCAAGATCGGAGCAAGAGAAGGCGCTGTCGAGCAGTTGGGTGGGTACCAGGACAGCACCACAACACGTGGAACTGCTGCAGCAATGGAGAAAACCTGGATCGAGTTCGCATACCATCTTCTGAACGATCACCGTTTTTCCTTTGCCACTCTGTGAGAGGTTTCATGGGAACACGGGATTGAAGCGAACTTTCACTAAAGTAAGAATAAAAATTAATTTGTTTATTTATTTGTAGTACGTCGCCGATTTGTTTGCAAGGTTAGAAAGCACACTCTGGTAGGCACGGTGGTGACCTCGTCGGCCTAACATTGCATTGGGAACATCTTTTATTCTTGCAAAATCCAGGTTCATTTCCGTTTGCTATTATTGTCAGAACTGGGGATATTTATAAAGATGCGATATTCGATTTGCGACAAAACTGCCGGAGGAACTTATCCGATCGTTATGCGACAAAGGTGCTATCCTTCACGACAAAGGATCAAATTATGGTTATTGTCGAATTGAATGAAGGTTCTGAGGATACCTTCCTGGACTTCCTCCAACGAGAAGATGATGAAGAAGAAGATGTCGATAACCAACTCACGGTGCTACCAGACTCTCTGGGGCAATTATCGTCCCTGGCCGAACTATTCCTTACCCAGTACAATTTCACGGCCCTACCAGACCATAGGGACGTGCACGTGCATTTTTAAATAATTTATTTTTGGAAAAGTGGAAAAGTGGAAAAGTGGAAAAGTGGAAAAGTGGAAAAGTGGAAAAGTGGAAAAGTGGAAAAGTGGAAAAGTGGAAAAGTGGAAAAGTGGAAAAGTCAATGTAACGTCTCAACCTGATTATGGTATTCCCAAGAGCCCTGCATACCCCTTCAAGTCCTTCAAGTCCTTGCACTCATCAAAGAAGTGCAGGTACTCGAAATGTTTGGTTATTTGTTTCTTTGATGAATAAAGTTCCACACGATGCAATTTATGACATATATGACATTTGGCGAATTTATCACAAGGAACCGAACCGATGGACACCGTGACATCCTGGATGAGACTTTCACCAAGTTTCTCTGCCCATCGGATTGGGGGACAGTCTACCATTTCCTTTGACTTTTAAGTTGCATTTTTTCCACGAACGAAAATTTCGGTCAAAAATCATTTTGCCACTATTTGATCACATTGGAGTCCAATAACAGGCATGGCAGGATCATCCGCGCCATCGGGAATCCACAGTTTGGATCAATTGCCCGAAACCCGAAACCGAACAAAGCGAATATGATCAATAGTACCCATCATAAAAGGCAAAAATTGAACGCGCGTCTATACGCTTATTTTCCAAAATTGGTCCAAGTGGTCCAAGTTCTTTACCTTCTTTACCAACCTCTAAAAAAAATGGGCCGTTTTTATTTCGTAGCGGGGAAAAGGTAGGGAAAAAAATGAACAAAAAGAGGGTCACCCCGGACCTCGTAACACGAAAAACCATTTCGTTTGCAACAAAGGGACCAGTTCGCAATCACTACGATGTTGGTTAGACAACGCTTGTAAGGCGATCCAATCAATCCGTCAACATTCACCTAGTCAGGTTTTCAACTTTCCCTGTCGGGTGAGTCCAAAAGGCGGGCCGAAGGGGGTGACCCAAAAGTATGTGGTGCGTCACCTACCATTTGTAGTCCATCGCGGTAGCGCAGTCCAGTGCTTGTGGGAGACGATTATTATCCGACACACTTGTCTTGTGCTGCACTTTAATTATCGTCGTGTTCGATATTTAGAAATAACGTCAGACCGACTTTTCGGGATCGGTGATGTCGTCCCACAGGGGTCGGATCAGGTGACTCGATATCTGAAAGAGAAAGCATATGCTCCATTCAATACGTTACGTTGTGATTTATATGTAACAACTATCGTCCCTTGGCGGACTGTACCTTACCCCTAACCAACTCACGGCCCTACCAGACTATCTAGGACAACTATCGTCCCTTGTCGGATTGTACCTACAAAACATACCAATGAGTACCCGTTTCCGTTGTGAACCTGTCAAGTCTGTCTGGAAAACGGAGACGGGTCCGCATCAACATGAATTTCAACTTTGAGAACGTGGCGAAAGTATTGGGATAGAATTGAGAATTGGGACTTCCCTTTTGTTCCATGAGTGTGCGTGGTGTTTATTGTTACTCACGTACCGTAGTGAGTTTCAATTTATTAAAACGATTTATCATTCTATTTAGAATAATACAAACCCAGCATGCCTTCGCACATTTTTGTCAATTGAAAACTCCGGACAAACATGGATGCCTTCTTCAGTCCTGTCGCTTCGCTTGGCCACCTGATCAACAACTCCAAATTATCCACCCTGCTGCAGTTGAATTCTATCCCCTTGGGGTTTCTCGTCTTTATCATCTCGTCTTCCATCATTGGGAGAACATAAAGACCGTCGCTCGTCATAAACTGTTGGGGATTTTTCCAAGTCATCAGTGTGAGGAATTTATTTCCGATCAACCTTATCTCTAACGGATGGATGCAAGAGTCGTCATCGTCCCCTGCGCCATCGCAAATCAGATCTTTGGTGAATCGCACGCCCATGTAGAGCAAAGGGTGGTTGAAGTTCAAGCCGTCAGTTTCTTCCCAGTTCTCCCCAAAGTCCAAGTCCAAGCAACCGCGAGTGTTCTTGAGGCTGTCGGGTATTTTCCGCACTTTCGATGGTCTCAATACGACTTCGTGGGGCTGTGTCTGTACCATGGAAAACTCATCTAACTGGAGGTGCGGACCAGTGGCGTAATCCAAGTGGAGTTCGGGGCGGGTGATTTTTAATCCTGAGAGCCCTTCAAAGTCGAGAAAGAACGACACGGTATGATCATGGGGTAGAGGTAAAACGTCCAAAACGATCGGAAGGTACAGTTCCACGCAAACTTTGTCAGTATCTGGGTAGGGAGTGATCTGCACAGCCCTATCCTCTAATCCCGCAAGATATGTCAACGCATCTCCACTCATAGTATCGAAAGGTTGACCACCGAACATATAACATATAACGAGCCGATCATAAAAATACTTCGCAGAGAAAAATACTTCGCTGAGCTTTCCACCATTATGCAACTCCAGCGCTGCGGCACGCACAGCTGCACTGGTCACCTCGAAAACAAAACGTACGTTTTTAAAACCCTGCAAGTCTGGGTATGGTATTGTCCTTATCGAACTCTTATTTTCTTGTTGTTTTGTCTCGAAAGAGTATCCGCAAATAAATTTTGCCCAGTGGGGGTGTTTCATACTCAAATCTCGTGGCTCTGCACGAAGGATCACGGTCCGATCGCACTTCGCAGCGCACCATGCTGAACCCAAACGTGCGCCTTGCATAACCAACACTGCTTTGCTGAAAAACCGCGATCGTGTGTCGTAATCCGCATCCAACACACCACCATTCGTGTGAATGAACATGCGTTTCTCTGTTCAAGGATTAAATTCTCCCTTGATAGAACGTATGGCACGCGGCATCTATCTTATCCCTGATGTTCTCACGAGTGAAGAATGTACATTTTTCAAAGACAGGATCGATAAAAGAAAATCGCGTCCCCACCACTCGTTTGTTGCAGTCGGAAACTTTTACAACGAAAAGGTGATCGATACCGAGACGAGCGATTTTCTATATGGTCGTGTCAAGGACCACCTTCCCGGGCATTTTGCAATTGTTGCCGCTAGCCCATACACCACGTACGCCAAATACGAGCCCGGGCAGTCCTTCGGCATCCACACTGATACTGGGATCGAAAGGCCCGAACGAGGACTCGAAAGCAAATGTACCATGTTGGTCTATCTGAACGACGATTTTGAGGGGGGTGAGACACGTTTTTACGACAACAATTTCCGCGCCACCGACACGGTCGTCCCTAAACGGGGAAGCGCTCTTGTGTTTGATATCGCCTTATGGCATGAAGCCCAGCAGATCGACTCAGGAAACAAATACTGGGTGGGAACAGAACTGATGTGCGAATACCACTGACCCTTCGTTCTATTAATGTGCGAAACCCCAACTCTCGCCAAGGCCAAATAAAAAAACCTCAAAACTACCATTGTAAATTGTGTGATCCGTCTCTCGGAGGATCACTTCTTGTGACTTCGATTAAGAACCGGGTGTGAAATACTTCTTGTTCTGCGCAGGGCTTGGGAGTGTTTGTGGTATCAGCGAAGGGCCTGGCAGTGTTTGTGGTATCAGCGAAGGGCCTGGCAGTGTTTGTGGTATCAGCGAAGGGCCTGGCAGTGTTTGTGGTATCAGCGAAGGGCTTGGCAGTGTTTGTGGTATCAG